TCTCCGCGCGCTTCATGCTGTCGGCAAGCCGCGCGACTTCTGCTACAAGCTCGATGGACAGGGTTCCAGCGTTCATTGAGACGGTCCTTGTTCAGTCTTCTGCGGCTGCGCGCATGGCCAGGCGCAGGGAGTCCGCGACTGCGCGCTGCGCTCCGACGATGCCCTCGGGCCACGGTGCCGCGCGCTTTGGGTCATTGCCGGCGATGGAGCGCTCGGAGGCGTAGGCCGCCGACATCCGCCGCAGCGTCGCGCCTTCCCAGCCTGTGAGGCGCACACGCGAGACGCGCTGCCAGCATTCGATTTCCACGAAGGAGAGCGGCCCCTCGCCCATGCCGGTCGAAATGGCCGGCCCGATCTGAAAGAGCCGCGTCACCAGGTGCCCGGCCGCCGACACTTCCGGCAGGCGGGCCGAGCCGCCGCTGTCCTCCAGCCGCTGAAGGCGCGAGCGGCGGTCGGGCTCTTTGCCTTTCTGCACCGGCTCGTCCGGCACCGAATGAAGCCAGCCGACCTGCCGCGCGTGAAGGATCAGTTCTTCAGCGACGCGTTCGGAAAATTTGCCCAGTCACCCAGCAGCCGCTCGATCTGCTTGTGGATGTAGCCGAGCTTCTTGTTCCTGAACACCGCCTCGGGCGTGAGCGGCAGGCCGTTGAACTGCTTGGTGCACGCGGTCAGCCGCTCCAGGTTGATGCGGCGCATGTCGTCCGTCGTGTCCTTCTGGTTCTTCTTCTGGTTCGCGGCAATGGCGGCCGCCACGGCGATGTTCTGCACGTCGCGGTCCATCTTGGCCTGCGCGGCGATGTACTGGTCGCTGCCGGGGCCGTACAGCTCCACGGTCACGGTCTTGCCGCCGATGACCATGGGGTCGCCCTTCAGGTCCATCACGTCGAAGGTGGCGGTTTCCGCCGCCTCGATCATGGAAACGTCGAAGTCGCTCATTGGAGTGGTTCCTTTCGCGGGGATGTAATGCCCGTGCCCCAGCCGCCGCTCCCCCGCGAAGGAGAGACGGCGGCCGGGGTCGGTGCAGGGGATGGGCTTGCGCCCGGGGATCAGGTGGCGGCGACGATCACCGGCTTGCGGCAGACCTCGAAGTCCACGGACAGCTTGCGCACGTCGTCCACGGCGCCATCCTGGAACTCGCGCTTGGTGACCAGCACGTCCAGGTAGTGGATCTCGCCCGTGCTCTCGCCGGTGCGCACCGGGTAGGTGATCTTCACGCTGTAGCGGTTTTGGCTTTCCACCGCGGTTTCCACGATGTCCTGCCCAGCGTCGCTGGGCAGGTTGCCGAGCGTGACGCTCATCGTGCCGTAATTTTTTGCACCCTTGAACTTTTGCGTCACGCCATCCGCGACGGCAATGAACGTCGAGACGTTGGCCGTGACGCCGTGGTTCCCGTAGTTCTCCACCTGCCCGATCGTGGTGTAGGTGGTGCCGCTGGCGGCGTAGCCGGCAGCGTCATAGGTCGCCGGGAGGGTCGCGCTGATCGCGACGGTCGCCCCCGACATGGTGTGCAGAATCGTACCTTCGGCCATGATGTGGTCCTTTCAAAATGAGAAACCCGCCAGGCAGGACGCACGGGCGGGCGGGCTTTCCCCCTCTCGGGGAAATCGGCACAAAAAAGCCGCCTCGCGGGCGGCTGGTGTTCGGTGGGTGGCGCGACTACTCGGTGAAGACGACGAGGAAGTCCTGCGAGCCCTGGTAGATGCCGGCGGCGTCGTTGCGCGCGTCCGGGCCTTCGGTGTCGGTCACGATGGAGTCGATCGCCACGCCGTTGACGGTGCCGCGCGAGCGTGGCAGCGCCGCGCGCACCAGGGCGAGGATCGAGCGCTGCTTGGGGTACGTGTCCGCGTGCACCGTCACCTGGATGCGCGAGCGGCAGATCCCAGTGGGGCCGCTCACCGACTGCTCGCGCACGGTGGAGATGTGGTTCACGCCGATGGCCGGCAGCGTCGTTCCCTGCTGGATGACGCCGGCGGTGATCCGGGCAGCCGGCACCTGCGCGATCAAGGTCGCGTTCGTGCTGAGCAAGTGCCAGACCGGCGAGACGGCATCAGCCACGCTTGATCCCCACGCGGGCCGGCTTCGGCTCCTCGTAGAACTCCACCGCGACGCCGGCGGCGCGCAGCTGTGCGACGATCTGCTCCAACCCTTCGGCCACGCCCGGGTACGGGTCGGCCGGGCTCTGCTCGGACCATTCTTCGGTGAAGAACCGGCGGTGCGTGCTCGGCTCGAAGCCGGCCAGGATGATCCGCGCTGCGCCCATGCGGGCAGCGATGCGCACGGCGGCCAAGCCGGAGTTGTGCACCTCGATTTCCCGGCCGGCGGCCATGCGCACCCGCTCCCACTGCGGGCCGATGTAGAGCGCGTCGAACTCGGGATCTTCGATGCCGGTCACCCGCATCCCCTCGAATTCGCGCATCTCCTTGGGCCAGTTCGCATCCAGTCCGACCAGCATGTCCGCCCACGGCGCGAGCCGGTGCGTGTAGTTGACAGCGATGGTCTTGTGCTCGCGCAACGCCTCGGCAACGGCGGCCGTCATGCTCGGGCCGCTCGCGAGAACGGCAACGGTCAGGCCGGCCCATTCGCCGGCGGGTTTCCAAGGGGTGGTCATAGGGCTTCGATCTCCACGTCTGCCGTGTCCAGGCCGTGCTTGGTGGACAGCTTGCGTTTCATGTACTCGGCCGCCGCGACGACCGCCGCCTGCGCCCGCCCGTCCAGCGCCGGCCGCATGAAGGGCCGCGCCTGCATCCCGGGGTGGTCAACCGACTTGGCGAACATGCCGCCGAAGAACATCCAGCCGCCCTTCCTGGCCGTGATCTGGTGCGCCGCCACCCCGTATTCGATCCACGGGGCGATGAAGGAATGCTTCCCGGTGGCCTTGACGCTGGCGGAAACCACCCCGCGGCGCGAGCGGGTCGAGATCTTGAGGCCGTCGCGCAGCTGCCCGGTGTCCACCGGCACCCGCGCCTTGGCGTCCTCCATCACCACCTTGGCGCCCGCGCGCAAGGCCCCGCGCAGGACGTTCGCCTCCAGCTTGGCGGGCAGCTGCTGCAGGAGCTTGTTCAGGTCCGCCAGGCCCTTGACGCGTACCTCGCTCACTCGGCGTTCCCAGAGCTGGTGAAGTCCGCCACCATGAATTCCAGACCGTCCTTGCGGCCAAGTTCGACGGGCTGGGCGATGATCTTCATCACCCGGCTGGAGCGGTCCAGGTACACGACCCGCATGGCGCTGGTGATGCCGGAGACGTACCGCGTGCGCACCCGCGCCGGGCGCTCCGCGATGTTGATCCCGTCGGCAAGCCGCTCGCTGCGGCTTGGGAGCACTTCCTGCACGTTCGCCCACAAGGTGGCGAAGGTCGTCCACGTGTCCACCGGCGTGCCGTAGTTCGGGTCCACGGAAGTCGAGCGCTGCTCGATGCGGATGCGGCGATCCAGCTTGCCGATGTCCACTCAGAAGCCCCAGCGCTTGATGGTGTTGAGCAGCGCCATCGCGGAGAACGGAATCTCGTTCACGATGTTCACGGCGGCGCGCTGCTCGTACCAATGGCCGATCAGCACCAGCATCCCTTGCTTCGCCGCCTTCGGGCAAGCCGTGAAGCCTGCCGCGGCCCCCGTCGCCGCGTAGCCGGTCACGTACCGGATGCGAACCGCGTCCGCGATGTCCTGCGTGCTTGGCCAGTAGTTGCCGTAGGTCGGCGCCAGCTGGTCAGAGTCGCCATAGCCGCTGAGCGCATAGGCGCTGCTGGCGATGGTCTGCTCGTCCCCCGCGGTGTCCGTGTACTTCACGCTGGTGATCGTGGCCACCGGAGCCATCGGCAGGAAGATCACGTCCTCCTCGTACTGCGGGAAGCTGTCGAGGGACAGCTCCAGCGTCTGCCCGGCCAACGCCCTGCCGGTGTAGTGCTCCGCCGCCTCCCGCGCCGCAGTGATGAGCGCGTCCACCAGCGTGTCGTCCGGGTGGCTGCCACCGATGTCGTCCAGGCGCAGATGCAGCTTCGCCTCGGCGCGCGTGACCGGCTCGGTCGCAACCGCGGTGATGACCTTCAGACCGGACATGGTTCAGCCCTTCTGCTGCTCGGCGATCGGGGTGGAGTGGTCATAAGCCCGCTCGATCTCCGCGGCGCTGGGAAGCTGCCCGCGCGGCGTGCGGACCACCTCGACGCCCTCCGCGTCCCGCTTGAACTCCAGATCCAGCGTGTCGTACCCGTAGAAGCGAGCCGCCTGCGAGTGCATGGCGTCCATCAGGGACGTGGTGCGCGGCAGGGCGAGTTCCACGCCGCGCTCGACCGCGATGCCCAGCCAGAATTCCAGGCAGGCCCGCCCTTTCTCCGCGTCGTGCACGTTCGGGTAGGTGTAGTCGCAGCCGAAGATGGACAGCTTCGTCGGCGCGCACATCAGCGCATAGGCCACCGCGTAGGCCGCCGTGTTGTTGAAGTACGCCTTCGGGAACTGCGTCACGCACTCGGCCAGCGGGAACTCCTCGAGCGCCGGGTATTCCGGGTGCGCGCGGCTGGTCACCACCGGCGTGCTGGTGGTCTTGAGCCAGTCCAGCATGCGGGCGATGTTCGACTGCGGCGCCGCGTCGGCGCGGATCTGCTGGATGCGCACGTCGTCCATGTGGAAGACGCGGTCGCAGGCGAACACGTCGCCCAGCGCGTTGATCGTCCACGTCTCGTCGCAGTACGCGCGGCGCCCACCGAGGCGCTTGGTGATCTCCAGGTACTGTGTGACGGACGGCCCGAGGCCGAGGATGGCAATGTGCATTGAGCTTCTTCCTTCGCGGGGAACTGAGCAGCGCTCGACAAAACGCCCTCGCGAGGAGGGCGTTTCAGCGAACGTTGACCGCTTACGGGTTGTCCACCGGCGCGACGTGCGGGTTGAACAGCACCGCGTCGGCCCACACCAGGCCGGCGGAGGTCGTGCCGGTGCCGTTCATGGACACCTGCACATACCGCTTGTTGCCGACGTACCCGATGCGCTTGACCACTTCCTTGCCCGTGCCGGCATCGCGGGCGCCGGCAGCCAGGCCGGCCAGCGCCTCGGTGCCGATCAGGTCCGTGTCGGCCACGCTGGTGAGGGAGCCGGTGGCGTCGCCCTCCTTGACCACCACCGTCACGACCGTGCCGGTCGTGGTGATGGCGCCGTATCCGACGAGGAATTCGACGCCGCCGTAGCCCTGGCGATCGATGATGGCGCCAGCGTTGGCGCCGGTCGCGCCGAGCGCCGTCGGCAGCAGGGCCACCTTCTGCTTGATGTTGCTGTGAAGATCGTTGCTCATGATGGTTCCTTTCGGGTGTCAGGTTGAGATCAGGCCGCGCACTTGAGCAGCTTGATGGCCTCGAAGTTCTGCACACCGCCGGCGACGCGCTTGGTCGTGTAGAACAGGACGTTCGGCTTCGAGGTGAAGGGGTCACGCAGCACGCGGATGCCAGCGCGGTCCAGGATCAGGTAGCCACGCTTGAAGTCGCCGAACGCGACGGGGAACGCGTTCGCCGCCAGGTCCGGCATGTTGTCGTCGGTTTCGACGCGGTAGCCGAGCAGGGACGATGGCTCGCCGACTTGCAGCGAGGGCTGCCACAGGTACAGGCCGTTGCTGTCCTTGAACTTGCGCACGGCGGCCAGCGTCATGTCGTTCATCAGGAACGACGCGTTCTGCCGGTAGCCGCGCTTCAGGCCGTGGATCAGATCGATCAGGGCGTCGGCGGGATTCGAGGCAGCGAAACTCGCGGCGCCGCCCGTCTTGATGAAGCCCAGCTTGCCCCACGCGTACGAGGCGTTCGCCACCGTGTCGTAGCCGAGGATGCCTCGCGGCTTGGACACCCCGCTGCCGTTGACGAACGCGTCGCCCTCCTGCTCGGCGAATTCGATGGACACCTCGTCCGCCAGCCAAGCGGCAACGTCCATCGAAGCGTCGTCCAGCGCGGTCTGCGTCGAGCCCGGCTGCGCGTAGAGTTCCATCGCCTGGAACTCCAGCGCCTTAAGCGTCGGCGTGTTCGTCTCGGTGCGCGAACCCTGCTCGCCGACCCAACCCGAG